GACCCTTGTTGGGCCAGGCCCGGCTTCGCCAGGCCCTGGCGAGCCTCGACCCCAGTCCGGCGGTGACCACCTGCTTGTGCAAGCTCCCCTTCAGACCGTCGCCGGCCTCCTTCACGCCGGCGGCCACGGCTTTTTCGATGCCGCGCATTTCGGCCTGCAGATCGGCCTTGATGGAACCGACGATGGTCGCGGCGAGCTTCATGTTGGCCTCGTGTCCAGACTCCAGATCAGCCGCTCGCTGTCACGCACCGGCTCGCCCTGGACGACGAAGATCTCGCCATCGACCTCCAGCGTGTCCCCGGGACGCGGGCCCGGGACCTCGGAGACACGAACATCGAACAGTGAGGTCTCCGTGTGGATACGGATATCGCCGAAGTCGAATACCTGGTCGGGACGGCGAGCGATGGCCCGGATGGTGACCGGATCGCCCGTTCCCTGGACGCGGTAGATGGCATCACGAGCAAGATTTGAGTCCCCAAACAGGACGTCGACCGCCGCGCCCATGGCGGGCATCAGAAGCTGCCGTTGAGCCGCACCCGACCGATGGTGTCACCGGCGCCGCCGGCGACCGCCTCGACGGCCACCCCGATCAAGGTATTCGCTGTCGCCGTCTTGGTCGCGACCTTGTTGGTGTCGTCCCAGTAGACCTTGTCACCGGCGCTCCAGGCCTGCGAGGCGGCCTTGGTCAGATCGAAGATGCCGACCAGGGAGGCTTCGACCTCCTCGCCGGTCAAGGCATCGCCACCCGCTACGCCGAAGATCGCGCCGACCAACAGGCCGCCGCCGGACGTGACATCGTAGGGAGCGACGAGCGTCACCGTGTTGCCGGGCTGTACGTAGTTCTTCATCACATTCTCCTTCAGATCAAAAGACGAAGGGCGGCCCGGTCATAAAAAACGCGGCATTCGCCGCGGGGCCGCCCGTCTCGTCAGTCAGTCAGGTCGGGCCCGATCAGGCCCCCGGGTTCTTGTAGAGGCCGCGCCAGTCGATCGCCTTGGCGCCGAAGTCGAGCCGGCACTTGATCTCGACGCCGTCGACGTCGAAGCCGTTGCGGGTCTCGATGTAGGCGCCCTGCTGGCCCTCCAGATAGGCGTACTCGATGGTGTCGATCTGGTTCGGGCTCGCCGCCAGGTACCAGGCGGTAGCGCTGTCGGCATCGAGCCGGGGCTCGGCGATGGGGCTGAGCGTGCGGATTGACTGTGGCACCACGTTCTGGGTATCCGCCGGAACGATGTTCTGCGCCACCATCTGCTCCGCCTTGAGCTCCAGGGCAGCCGGTACGATCAGGAAGGCCGGGCGGATATTGAGCACGGTCTTCTTGTCGAGGCCGGTCTGCTTGGCCATCGCCGTGCGGCCCTTGCCAACCGCATCGACGCCGAGCGCCGCACCCGGCGCTTCCAGGTTCTTGTGATCGGCATGGAAGAGTGCCTTGTTGTCGGCCATCGCCGGATTGCCGGTGACGATGCCCCAGACGACATCGCTTTCGAGCTGGGCGATCGAGTTGCCGTACATGGCGGGAATGCGCGTGAAGGCATCGAGATCGTCGTTGATCAGCACCTGTCGGGTGATGCCCACGACGCGGCCGTAGGTCTCGATGCGGTAGCTCTCCTTCGATTCACCGATGGTGCCCCGCTTGAACTCGCCACTTTCGTTGACCTTCAACAACTGCGGCGCCTCGCCCATCTGGACCCGGTGCATCGCCTTGAAGTCGGTGGCGAGCACCTGGCGGCCGAAGGCCAGGAAGGTGCGGGGATAGGCCTCGTAGGCCTGGCGCAGGGTCTTGTTGGTGACCGCCGCCAGGATCTCGGGGAAGTCGGAGGTCGAGTGCAGGGCCCGCGTCGCCACCTCGTTCCGCGACATGCCGCGGGTATTGACGCCGGCATCGCCGAGGCTTTCCCGGGCCAGCTCCATCAGCGTCATGCCGCGATACTGCCGGGCGGCGTCGGTGAGCTGGAACAGGGTCGGGCTGTAGCGGTGCAGAAGCGCGTTGGATACCACCTCGCGCCGCGTCATCCGTTCGTCCTGTCCGCCGAGCGGGGCCGAGACGTGACCGAAAGTACGCGTCTGCTCGGAGGCTTCCGCGAGGGAATCCAGGATCTGCCGTCGCGCCTCATCGAGGCTTACGCCACGCTTCACCAGATCGTCGGCCACGCCGCGCTCCAGCCCGAGGCGGGATGCGAGGTCGTAGATGGTCGCCGCCCGCTCGCGTTCCCTGGCGCGGACCTCGGCAACCAGAGCCTCGGCGTCGGGTTTGGGGTCATCGGTAGTCTTCGCCGGCTTGGTCTCGCCGCGAGTCTGCGGCGGCTCCGTGTCTTCCGGCGCTTCCGCCTCTTCGGCGACGTCGATTGCGTCCTCGGTTTCGATGTCTTCGTCATGCATGGGATTGGTCCTTTTGGTCCTGGGACCCGCGCCGGCACGATGCACGACGCAGGCGTGAAGGGTTTCGGTGGAACGGAAGCCGGCGGCCGGATCGGCGCCGACCGGTACGGCGGAGATCTCGAAAGGTGTCCAGTCGACGGCGCGCCAGAGCTCGCGGCCACCTTCGGGCTTGGACACCTCGTAGCGATGGACCTGGTAGCCGATGGAGACCGCGCGGATATGGCCCGCCTGGATGTCCCGCCAGATGGCCTCGACATCCTCGCGCTCGCTGAGACGCACGGTGGCGATGCCACGTCCGTTTTCGATTCGCGCGGAGTCGGGCGCGACGGAGCCGATCACGGCATCGAGCTCGGTCAGCTCGTGCACCCTCAGGAACGGCGCGCCGGCATTCAGTCGCTCGAGCCGGACATGCGCCGGATCGAGGCTCAGTTCCTCGTCATAGGCGTCGCCGAAGAATGGCACGCGGCGTACCCGTGCCCCCGTCGACCAGACCACCTCGACGGTACGGGCGTCGCTGTCAACGGAACCCGGCGCGAGCTCGGCCATCCGGCGGAGCGCCGGCAGTTCGATCGTTTGGTCCATCTCGGTTCCTTGATTGTCAGTCGTTGGCGATCAGCCGCAGGTCCGGTTCGTTTTCGTCCGGCTGATCGGCGGGTTCGGTGCTTTGAGCGCTTCCCGTCTTGGTGACCCGCCTCGGGTCGGTGTCGAGAACGATGCCGAGCTCGTCGAGCTTGGCGCTGGTGGCGGCGATCTCGGCCAGAACCGCGTCGGGATTGCGGCCCTTGCGGGCGATCGCCTCGGCGAGGGTCTCGGTGCCGGAGCGAATGGCCAGAAGATCGGCCATGGCGTCCTTCTGCGGATCGACGGCCTCGAACTTGGGCGGCGACCACTCAACACGAACCACGGGCTCGGGAATGTGCCCCGCCGCCCAGGCGGCCTCAGTGAACCAGTTCCAGACCCGGTCGCAGAAAAGCGGGACGAAGAGCTGCCACTGCACCGCGTCGATCATGCGGCGGAACTCGACGAGTCCCGCCCGGATCGATGAGTAATTGACCTGGGAGAGGTCCCCGGTGAGCAACTCGTATGGCACCCGAAACCCCGCCGAGACCGTATGCAGGCTGGCGCGCTTATATTCGGCATAGCCGCCGGTCGCCGCCGGCTGATTGAAACGGATCTCCTTGCCGCCACGGGCGTAGGCGATGAGCCCCGGCTCGAACTGCTCGACGCGGTTACCGTCCGCGTCCACCACGTGGGCGCAATCCCCTGTTCCGCCTCGTCGGCGCCAAAGACGATCGCGGTGACGCAGGCCTCGGTCTTCTTGCGCACGATCTCGGCGATCTCATAGTCGTCGAGATCCCGCAACGCGCGGATCACCGGCGTCCCCCAGGGAACGCCCCGTGCCTGGGTGCGCTGTTTCTCGTAGACATGGGCGATCTCGGCGGCCGGCACAGCGGTGCTCTTGAAACCGCCTTGCAGCGCGCCGAAGGCATCGCCCGGATGGCGGGCGAACAGCCAGTAGGCGCGTCGTCGCCCTATGGCATCGAACTCGACCCCCTGAACCGCTTGTCCCGACCCGACCTCCCCGTTCTTCGTGTTGTCGAGAAAGTCTGCCTCGAGGACCTGCACCTGGACCGGAATGGCCAAGCCGTCCGCGGCGCGACGGGGGCGACGACGGACAAGGACCTCGCCGCCTTCGATCATCTCCCGGCACACGAGGGTCTGCAGGCCATAGAAGTCGAGCTGCCCGTCTGCATCGCAGTTGCGGGCCCACGCCTGCCACAGCTCGTTGACGGTTCGGTCGATCCGGTCGTCGCCCGATGCCGCGCGCGGCATGATGCCGGCGCCGACGATGTTGTTGACCAGCACCGCCACCGCCTTGGCGGCATGCGGATTGTTGCGCACCAGATCGCGCATCCGATCGCGCAGCAGCGCCCTCGTAGCTCCGCGTGAGGCCCTCGAAGGCCTGGCGCGCCAGAAGGCGTCGTGTCGCCGTCCGGGGCGACACCATGGCGATCGCCCAGTCGAACCAGGTCGCATGCATCAACGGTCCCCCCGGTTGAATCCGGCAAGTCCGGCGACAAGCAACGGATTGCCGGCGCCCGTCATCGCGCGCTCGATGGTGCGAATGCGGCCCAGCAGGTCATCAGCCGAGCCGTACTGGACGGTCTTGCCGTCGTAGCTGACCCGCAGCGTGCCGCTCGCATAGGCGCGCCTCAGCGCCGCCAGTTCGGTTTCGGTCCAGTCACTCACCCGAGCCATCCTTCCTTACGCCCGAACCACTCGGACCGCCGCTTGCCCTTGGGCTCAGGCGACACCCGGTTCACGACGCCGGCCGTCGCCTCATCATCGGAAGGCACGCCCAGCTGTTCCTCCAGGTCCTGCCACTTGGCGTCCGACCAACGGTCGGCGCCGGCGATCCAGGCGGCGGCGCGGGCGTAGACCCGGCAATCGAGCGCCTCGTTCCTTTCCCTGAGCTTCTGCCATTCCAGCCGCGCGAACCCGCGCTTGGTGCGTACCGTGACCAGCTGCTCGGCGACGAGCTGCTTGAGCCATTCGGCATCGACCCAGCCAGGCAGATGCACCGTGCCGGCCGGGAAGCGCGCACCGTTTTCCAGATCCTCGTCGGTCGGACGTTTGAGCCGTAGGAAGCGATACGTCTCGGCCTTGAAGGTCGAAACCGCCACCGTCCAGAGCCGTGCACCGCGGCGCAGACGCTTGCCGGCATCGGTCGCATCCACATAGGTCGGCCCAGAAACCGGACTCGCCCGGTTGAATCCCTCAACGCCCTTGATCGGCGCGACTTGCGCGAAACCTTGGCGGCGCGCCCACGCGTAGACCGCCGGCGCTTCGTACCCGGTGTCGATCGCGAGCTTGGCGATCTTCAGATGGGCGCCGCGCTCATGCCGCCAGGTTCGGTCCAGGAGCCGGGCGAGCGCTTCCCAGGCTTGCTCGCGTTCCGGTCCACCCTCGATCACGACGTGATCGACAAGCCAGCTTTCGAGCTCCCGGCCCCAGGCCCAGACATCGATCTCGATGCGATCCTTCTGAACATCGGCGCCGGCGGTCAGAAAAAGACCCCCCGATGGAATTGAGCTCGCTTTCCAGCGTTTTCGGCGGTCATAGAGGCGTTGCCAGTCCAGGGCTTCACCCGTCTCGACCCAGGTCTCGCCCAGCACGGTGTTGCGGAAGGCCCGTATAGCCTCGTCTGACCCCTGAGTTGCCTCCCACGATCGCGCGATGCGCTCCCAGGAGAGCCAGCCGATCGGCGAATAGAGCGCCGACAGATGAAACCCTACGGTCGCCGGATCGTCGGCCTCCGCCGTCGCCCGCCATTCGCCGCCTTCGAGCATCGCCGTCTTGTGATGCTCGGCGATCGGCTCCTCGCAGGCCGCGCAATGGTAAGCGGCGGTTTCGGGTTGTCCCTTCTCCCAACGCAGACGCTCGAACTCGAGCCACTGCGTATGTCCGCAATGGGGACAGGGCACGAAGTAACGCCGCTGATCGGATGCCTCGTACTCCCGCTCGATGCGGGAAAGCCCCCTGATCGTCGGCGTCGAAACCAGGAACACCTTGCGCCGATGCGCGAAGGTCAACGAACGCGCCTCGGCCAGGGTTACCGGATCGCCTTCGTCGTCGGCCGACGCCGGATAGGCGTCGACCTCGTCGAGGAAGATGTAGCGGGCCGGTGTCGAGCGCAGGCCTACGGCCGAGTTCGCCCCGGTCATGATCAGGATGCCGCCGGCGAACTCCTTCGACAGCATGGTGTTGCCGGAGTCCCGCGAGCGCGCCGGCTTCACCCGGCCCCGCAGCGATGCGCTCTCCTCGATCAGCGGATCGATGCGTTGGCGCGAATTGCGCTTGGCGAGCTCGACCGTCGGCTGGACCGCAAGCATCGGTCCCGGCGCCTGATGGATGGCGAAGCCGATCCAGTTGTTGCCGGCCTCGGTGGCGCCCACCTGGGCGGCTTTCATGAACACGATCCGCCGGCAGACATCGGCCGGCGACAGCGCATCCATGATGGCACGCATGTAGGGCGTGCGGATCGTTCGATAGCGTCCCGGCTCGGCCGAGGCGCGGGCAGCCAGCATGCGATGGCGGTCGGCCCACTCGGAGACCGTCAGATAGGGATCCGGCTCCAGGCCGGCGCCCCAGGCGCGTAGCAGGGTCTCAGCGCCGTCGAACGCGAACAGGTCATCGTTCGTCTCAGCGGAACTCGGGCCGGACGTCGGCGAGCTCGGAGAGATGGGCTCGGACATGAGCCTCCAGAACCTTCTGTATCTTGCTTGCCTCCAGACCGAGTTCGGCCGCCATCAGCGCCGCCGCGCGCGCGGGCCAGTTGACCCAGGCGTCGCGCTCCTGACGGGCCAGCCGGAACACCACCGCCGTCGCCCGCGCCTTGTCGACCACCTCCTCTTTCAGCCGTTGCACCTGAATGCGCGCCCGCTGCGCCTTGGCGATCTCGTGCGCGGTGCGCGCCTGGGTGAAGGTGGCGCCGCCAGCAGGAGCGACGGGTTCGGCTGTTACTTGGCCGTTCGTGGCGCCGGAGCTTTCCCGGAGCGCTTCAGCAGCAGTTGGTTTCGGAGGCCGACGCTTCGCCGGATCGGTCCCGGCGTCCCACTGGGCATCGGCCGTCTCGGGCTCGATGGTTCCGTCCGACTCCCTGGAGATCCGCCCCGCCTTGATCGCCTTGAGCACGGCGACGTGGCTGACCCCGCGCCGGCGCGCGTATTCGCGAACGGATACGCCCATGATCGATAAGCCTCGAAAAAAGCAATGAAATCATACGATTAATCAGTTGATCGGGGTGCGGTTCAGCGGCTTCGTGTGTCCACAAACCATGGAGAACGCGATGCCCAATCCCCGCGACAACAGGAAGCCCCTGGACGAGTTCATCACCCGTAAGGCTGAGATCGACACCATGCTCGATCGACTGAAAGCGCTCAGCGACGAGCACTTCAACTGGAGCCCCGACGAAATCAACTGGGGCCACGTCGGAACGCTGACCCATTACGCAGAACTCCTGAAGCGCATCACCGACGCCGCCTTCCAGGAAGGCGAGTTCGCCGAATAGACGGCCTTCGGCCCTCTCCGGCCCCGACCGGGTTCCCGGCGGGGCGTTCGGGCGGCTTACGCGGCACCACCGGTGCCACGGTCCGCCCTCACGGTGGTGGAAGAGGCGCGATCGGCGCGCCTCGCTCACCAAAAGAGGGTCCCATGACCAAACTCACCGACACCCAGCTCATCGTGCTTGCCGCCGCCGCGCGCGACGACGGTTCCATCCATCCGCTGCCCGACAACCTCAAGGGCGGCGCTGTCACCAAGGTGATCCACGCACTCCTCAAGACGGGCCTGATCGCCGAGGCGGCGCCGAAGGAGGGTGACCCTATCGGACAGACGCCCTTCGCAATCACCCGCCAGGGCCTTGAAGCAATCAACGCTGATCCCGATGAAGGCGCGCCAACCCTGCCCGACGCGCTCAGAAAGCTCACCGTCGCCCAGATCGCCATCGCCATCGCTATCGGCACGATCACGGGCGAAGCGGTCAGCGCCAAATCCTTCAACTACAAGACCAAGGCGCTCGACCGGCTGGCCGCGCTGATGAAAGAACGCGATCTCGGCATTCGCGACGTGCTTCAGGCGGCCGGTATCGAGGCGCTGACGCCCGATGGCGGGACGGTTTCCGGTCTCGGCATCGCCGAGCCCTCACCGCCGCCGAAACCGGCCCGCGAGCCACGCCAAACCAAGCAACAGGTCCTGATCGACATGCTCAAGCGCGAGGGCGGCGCGACCATGGAGCAGATGGTCGAGGCCACCGGTTGGCTGGCACATACCGTGCGGGGCGCCATCAGCGGCGCGCTTCGCAAGAAACTCGGGCTCACCGTCACCTCCGAGAAGGTCGACGGGCGGGGCCGGGTCTACCGGATCGAGTAATGACGGAGGCGACAATGGCCACCTACGCCGTGATCATCACCCGCGACGTCACCGAGAGTACGATCGTCGAGGTCGAAGCCGGCACCCCGGAAGAGGCCGAGGACCTGGCCTTCGAGAAGCTCTCAAACAGCAGCGATACCGAATGGCGGATCGACGACGGCTCCTGGAACCAGGGCGACACCTACGTCACCGCCGTCGATCGCATCGACGAGCGGCGGGGATAGGCCGATGAAAACCATCAAGGTCAGCGACGCCACCTATCGCGCCATCGCCGACGCTGCCATCCTGCCGTTCCGCTCGACGGGTGACCGTCTGCCGGACGGCGACTGGCTCGTTCCGGTCGAGGATGACACCTACGAACGGATTCAAAACGCGCGCCTGCCGGGCGAAACCGACGACGACACCGTCCAGCGGATGCTTCACGTCTATTTCGGCCGGTCTAACAATTGAACCCTGCCAAAGACCGATGCCGCCGCCCTTCCGAGGGCGGCGGTGTCACGTTCGGATGTCTCGCACTCGGACCGCTTCGAACAGGCGTCGCAGCAAGTAGCTCCTCCCGATCGAGACGACGGTGAAGACGGCTCCGATCAGCAGGTTGTCGGCGAGACTCGCCTGCAGCCCGAACACCGGGAATACCAGCACCTGCGTCGTCACCGCGACTCCGTAGCCGACGGCGACATTGGCGATCGCCTCGACAAACGACATGCGGCGGGACTGCCTCACGCGTCGCGCTCCTGGGCGATCTCGTCGAACGCGCGCCCGTCGCCATCGAGGGTCGCGGTCCGTCCCGTGGCCTCCTGCCAGCGGTGGAGGGCGACGTCGACGAAGGCCGGTTGCAGCTCCATCGCGTGGACGCGGCGCCCGAGGCGCTCGCCGGCGATGATCTGCGAGCCCGAACCGCTGAACGGCTCGTAACAGACCTCGCCCGGCCGGGTGTGCCGGCGCATTGGGATGGCGAACACCTCGATCGGTTTCTGGGTTGGGTGCTCGGCGCCCGCCGGGCGGGCGTTGCCCTCCCAGTCCAGTTCCCAGACGCTGGTCACCGCATGGCTGTTATCGCCGCTGTGCGGCGGCTTGTGCCCCTGTTTGCAACGCATCAGGCAAGGTTCGTGCCGCCAGGGATAGTAGCTGTGCGTCGGAATGGCCGCCGGCTTCACCCAGACGATCTGCTGGTGATTGAGAACCCCCAACTCCGACCAGATTTGTTCGATCAACGCGGCGCGCTTATGGGCGTGCCAGCAGTACCAGGCCGCATCGTTTCGGCACACCACGATCGCCTGGGCGAACACGGCCCGCAGGAATCCCTCGGCATCCTTGATGTCGACCTCGCGATAGAGGTCGCTCCAGTCGTGCCCGCCGTTGGGGCGATCCGCGCCGGTGTAGTCGACCAGGTACGGCGGATCGGTGGCGAACAACGCCGCCGTCTCGCCGCCCATCAGCCGGCTCACGTCATCCGCTTTGGTGCTGTCGCCGCAGAGAAGGCGATGTTCGCCGAGCAGCCACAGGTCGCCCAACTGGGAGATGGGCCTCTCCGGCGGCTCGGGCACCGCGTCGCCCCCGACGTCGCTTTCCGCTCCGCCGGCCCCGGCGCCAAGACCGCCGAGGAGTTCCGCAAGTTCGCGTTCGGCGAAGCCGAGAAGCTCCAGATCGACACCGTCCTCGTTCAGCTCCTGCAATTCGGTCCGCAGCAGATCCTCGTCCCAGCCGGCGTTGAGCGCCAGCTGGTTATCAGCGATGCGGAACGCCCGCGCCTGTGCCTCGGTCAGATGTTCGAGCCGGATCACCGGCACCGTGTCGAGGCCCAGGTGCCTCGCGGCCAGCAACCGCCCATGGCCGGCGATCAGCACGCCCTTCTCGTCGACGAGACACGGCACGTTGAAGCCGAACTCGGCAATGGAGCCGGCGATTTGAGCAACCTGATCATCCGAATGGGTCCGGGCGTTGGCGGCGTAGGGCAGCAAACGATCAGCCGGCCACTGTTCCACCTGAAGCGGATCATGCGGCATCGGAGGTCACCTTGCCGCGTTCGGCTGCGACGTCATCGTAGGACCGGCCGTCTTCCAACATCACCGGCTGGTCCGGGAATAGCTGCCGCCATCGCAGAACGGTAACATCCACATACTCGGGCGCGAGCTCGATGGCGCGCACCCGGCGGGCCGTCTTCTGGCCCGCGACGATGGTGGTGCCGGAACCGCAGAAGGGCTCGTAAACCACGGCGCCTTCGTTGCTGTAGGCCTCCATGACGAAGGCCGGGAGCTTGACCGGAAACACCGCCGGGTGCTCCGTCTCCAGCCCGCGCGCCTTGTGCCGGGTAACACGGATCACGCTGTCGGGAATCCGCATCTCCTGCACCGGCTGTTCCGCATGGGTCCATTTGCCGACCGTTCCGTCCTTCTCGCGTAGCCCGCCCTCGTCCTCATGCAGGACGTGGCCGGCCCACTTGCAGGGCACGATCTTGTTGGCGCGCCGGGACTCGCGGTTGAAGTGGAAGACAAACTCGAAAGCCGGCGCCAACCGTCCGTTCCAGTCGCCGGGCAGACCGGGACCCTGGTCCCAGACGTACAGACCGAACCGCTTCCACCCCCGCTCGCGCATCCAGTCGAGCCAGCCTTCCCAATAGGGCTGCCACTCGTTCGCACGATGGATCAGGCCCAGATTCACCAGGACCTGGCCGTCGTCGGCCATCGGCGGATCGGCGAACACCCCGCGCATGAACACGTCCCAATCGCCGACGCCTCCCGTCGTGTAGTCCCGCTGATTGCCATAGGGCGGCGACGTGAACAGCAAATCAGCCCGCTCGCCGGCCATCACCCGGGCGACGGCCTCGGCGTCCGTGGTGTCGCCGCAAAGCAGGCGATGATTTCCCAACAGCCAAAGGTCGCCCGGGCGCGTCACGGGATCCCGTGGCGGTTCGGGCGTTTCGTCTCCAGCGTCATCGTCTTCGCTCGTCTCGTCCGGCTCGGCGTCGTCCAACGGCGCCATCAAGCGGTCGAGATCGGCGTCCTCGAACCCGGTCAACGTGAGATCGAATCCCTCGCCGTTGAGGGCATGGAGTTCGCTTGCCAGAAGCTCGTCGTCCCAGGCGCCAAGGTCCGTCAGCCGGTTGTCGGCGATGCGGTAGGCGCGAACCTGCGCCGGGGTCAGATGTTCCAGGCGGATCACCGGCACGCTATCGAGGCCGAGCCTGTGGGCCGCCAGCAATCGTCCGTGCCCGGCAATGACACCGCCGTCCCCGTCGACCAGCACCGGCACGGTCCAACCGAACTCGACCATGCTGGCGGCGATCCGCGCCACCTGGTCGTCCCCATGCGTCCTTGCGTTGCGCGCATAGGGCTCCAGGCGGTCGATCGGCCAGCGCTCGACCGCGTCGGGCAGGTTCATGGTCATCGATGGTGGTAACCTTGGTCGGGTGGTAACCGGGTTGGCGGGTTACCGGGTGGCGGTTACCACCCTTTGAAACGCGAAAGGCGCGGAAGCCTTGGCTTCTCGCGCCCGTTGGGGCCGGTAACCGGCCATGGGTGGTAACTCAGATTTTCGGGCTGTCGCTAGCGAACTTCCGCGCCACGCCCGCCCGCATACGATTGGCGTCAGGAAGGACCCGCAAAATCAAATAGTTAGCGCGTCTTTGGCCGTACCACGCAGCGGAACGTAACGGTTGACATTACGTACTGTTTTGCGATACGCTTTGATATGATCAAGAGCTTCACCGACAAGCGCTCCGCAGCTGGACACCTCGAAAAACTCTAACCTATTGGCGGCGTGACGCCGGAGTTGGCACCGGGCGGCCTGTCTTGTCGGCCTTTCGGGCCGGTTTTCCGGTTTTCGATGTCGGTTTCGGGTGTTTCGGAGCGG